CACATTAAATTAGAAACTCTTTGCTTTGTTCGCCAATACCACCAGACCGGACGCAACATTCCGACTCCTTCAAAGTTTGAGCCGGTTCGGTTCAATGTAAGGAGAAGGAGCTTATTCGCCGGAATCGGTTCCGGAATGTGAGTCATTCCAACGATGTTTTGAAGAACTCCGTCCAAGTGTTGATTGTCTCTTGATAGCCAGCGATTATGGGCTGAAGGTTCTCGATCCGCAAAGTGATCTAAAAAGATTCGAGCCCTGCCCTGAGAGTCAACTCCGACTCTATAGACTTCTTCAGCGTAGCGATAACCGATCGGAATGAACTCAAGTAAATAAGCGAGTTGATCTTCAAAGCTCATACTCATTTGAGTTGAATATCCGTCGAAGCCGAAACATTCATTCATAAATCGAGCGAGATCTTCAGCTATTGGATCGTTCTCGATCCCCGGCTCGAATCGCCAAGAAGCGGAGAGTAGAGTCTGTTTAAGCATGAACCAAGATCGGCGAACGATCGGATCCGTTCTCAACATTTCTTCAGCTTCGGAGATCCAGTTCAAGCCGGTTAGGGAAGCGTTTCGCTCCTTCCCGGTGATGACTCCTCCGGAGAGTTGCGTTCCGGTGATTCCCTTAGTTCGGAAACGAGGAAACTTCGCTTTTAGATGTTTTTGCTCGCGAGCTTCTTCAGACATATTAATCTCACTACTGAACACGATTTCAGTCTATTATATAAGCAATAAATAAAATTAATCAAGTGAAGTGATTTTATCGCTTCTTGAATCGTTAAACTAATGACTGACTTCGGTTTGTTGAACGTGTTGAGAGTCTGAAGGCCTTCGTCGTTTTTTGATCCTTTCTAACGACGAAGGCCTTTCGTCTATCTATGGAAGCCATTCTTCAACCTTCGAATCGAGGACAACTTGATCCGGGCTCTTTGTCTTGATGATTCGCTGATTTGAAAACAGAGACAGCTTGTCGATGATTGCCGTTTGTAGTTCTCCGAGCTGATCGTTTTTTAATTGTAGCTGAATTTGAGCGTCCCGAAGTCTAGCGATTAATGCTTCTCGATCTGCGTTCGCCTTCCCTAGCTTATCTTTTAACTCTTCTACTTCGGAAGGATCTCGACCGGAAGCGATCGACATCATCGACGAGATTGAGCCGGTGATGACTCCAAGGATTCCGACAAGGACGTCTCTGTTTTCATCGACGATTCTTACATAAGTTAAAAAGAGAATTAGTCCGACAACGATTAAAAGGAAAGCGACAGAGAACCACCAACCGCGGCGATATTTCTGTTCTTGAATTTTATCTTTTTCACTTTTTATTTCTTGAGTCATGTCATATTCCCGGAATCCATTTCGTTATAAACTGAATAATCGGATCAATAAAGGCGAAGTAAGTCAATTCGCTCATGAGTCGCTTATGTGGATCGATGATAAATGGAACGAAGATCGTCAAGAAGTATAGAACAAAGATCAGCGCTGTTCTTGACAAGATGAACCAAAGAAGTTCCTTGAACTTTTTATCTCTTAGTCGAGACTTGATCCGCTTCGCTCCTCCTAATCGCTTGACTTTGTCGCTTCCCTTCGGCGGCTGTAGAGACTCGATCGTTGTTCCGACGGTGTAGATAATTTGAGTTTCTCGAACTCCCTTGAAACGATATTCTCCAGCTAAAGCGTATCGAGTCCCCTTCGGAGTGAATGAGTTCGTTCGATGTTTAACGACTGTCATCGCTTCTTTAGTGAGTAGAACTTGACCGGCTCCGCAAAGCGACATAGTCCGAGCGGCGATATTCTTTGAGATCCCTTCTAGCTCGATTCCTTTCGCTCCGACTCCGACATACAACTCTTCTTGTTTAACTTCGATGATCGCCCCCCAGTGAATCCCGATCCGAGCTTGAATCTTAGTCTTCGCCGGGATTGATTGCTGATAATGAAGACCGAAGTTGACAGCGTCAATACAGCGATCGAAGCTCAACATAAAACCGTCGCTTCGATCTATTTCCCGACCTTGGAATTTGTAGATTAAAGAGCGAGTCAACCGATCATGATATTGAAGCCATTCGGCGGCCTTTCGAGCTCCGACTCTTTGAACGAAAGCAGTCGAGCCGATTAAATCAAGAAGCACGATCGCGAGTTGACGTTCTTTAAACTCCATTTCAAAGCTCGCTTTCTTAGTTCAATATCCTTTTAGCATAAACATAGAAGGCTCATGAACACTATATAACTTCTCAATTTTTGTTTTTGTCTTTTTATCAAGAACGCAATTTATCTCACAAGACCATACTTCTTTAAACGGTGACTGATACTCACTTATATATACTTTGTGACCCTTCTTTACTTGATCCTCACACCATTGATAAAACTCATCATGATTGAAGTTGAATTTGTAGTCAGTTGTATTTCTATATGGTGGATCGCAATAGATGACGCTCTTCGAAGGGATATCCAAATCATAATATTGACAGTGATATAGCTCGACGTCTTTTATTTTTGAGCTTATTTTTAATAACGCATTTTTGCTTTCAAGAGCATAATTTTGTTTTTTTAGACTGTCTTTTGCATATCCGGAGAAAAACTTTCCTCCGAATGAACAACCGAATCCGACAAAAGCGACTAGATGATCTGGGAAGCCGGATCGATTATTCTTGATAGCGTTATTTTCATCTTCTGTTATTTTAGACGGCGGAATCCAGCCGGCTTGAAGAGCCTTAAACATTGCAATCAACTCTTTGTTTATATCCGAGCCGATTCGCTTTCCTTTTGCTTTTGCTAGAATAGAACAAGAGCCGGCGAAAGGCTCGACCCAATAAGATTCCGGGCTTCTTTCTAGTTCAATATAGTTGATGATCTTATTCGCTATTCGTCTTTTAGACCCTAAGTATCTCATCTTAAAAGTCCTTTGCGGACGCTCCGCCGGTTCTTACCTTGCGAGAACGATTAGAGCTAGTTGATCTTGATTTATATCCGCTTTGAATCGACGTGTCATTCCAATTATACAAGATACAATCATAACGAAGAGCGTCGAGCGGATCTTCGCGGCCGTCTTTGACCGGCTTCTCTTGCTTATCCCAAGCATAAGAAAGAAGAGCTTTTCTCAAAGAGTTTCCCGTCGCTCTTTCTCCTTTATCCCATACGTCGCGAGTAATCATGTATCGACGTTGAGCGAAAGCTCTTTTTAGTCGTTGAATACCGTTGAGAACGTCCGTCCGAATCGGATCCGTTGTCGATCTCAAAGCGATTCCGAGTCCGACCGGCGGAGCTGTTCTCATAGCTCGAAAAGCACTCGCTCCGGTTTGATCGTTTCGAGCCCTTCCGGCTTTGTCCGCGACTCCGTCGTCTAGCCATATTCGGGAAGAAGGAGCTTGATCTTTGAGCGATCGCGGCCACGCTATAGAAGTAATCAGTCTGGCGAGTTGCTCCGTCGTGACTTCTTTTGGATTGAATTCCGCACAAATGACGCTCGCTTCGAGTTCTTCATCGTAAACAATAATCAAGACGCTCGGTTTTCTGAATCCCCAGTCGATTGCGATTCTTGCGGTCATCGATTCTTTATACTGCCAATTATCAAGAATGAGCGACTCGGTAAACTCAGAGTAAATCAAACCAGTCGGTGGCTTCGGCTTGTTCATCACCATCGCTTCGCGTTCATCTGCCGGGAGGAGCTTTGTCGCTTCGAACCAGTCATCGCTTAAGTTATCTTGATTGACATAAGATGAATATAAGAGCGGAGCGTAGTTCGCTTGTTCGCTCATGTCGCACCACCATGCACCAACGACCGGAAGTCCGACCATGATTAAGATCGGACTTTCGCCGGCTCTTAAACGTCCGAGTGCTTTATGAGCGACTTCAGCGTTTAATGTTTGACATTCATCTATGAGACAGACTCCCGAAGTGATGTTTAGACCTTCAAGCGGATTGTGCGTCGCGTCCCTCGTTCCCGGCCGATAATAGCTTCGACAGTAAACAGAAGAACCGGAATGAGTATCAATCCAAAGTTTCAAAGAATAGTTGTAAGCCCACCCGAGCGGAACGAGCCACTTCTCAATCTCCGGCATTAATACCGATTGATAGCGCGGAGCTGTATCAGTAATTAGAAGAGCCGAAGTCCCCGGTCTCATTTTAGAAACAAAGAGAATCGAGAAGACAAGAGCCGCCGTCTTTCCCGAACCCCAGCCGCAACGAGCCGCGATGATCTTGTCTTTCTTAATGATTCGCTGAATGATGCTTCTTTGTAGCTCGTTGAGATTGAGTTCGTTCATGATTCTTCTTGTTCAACTTGTGCCGGAAGATCGAAACTTAGTCCCTTATACGCTCGTTCTTGCTTTCCGTTGTGATCCCTAGCTTGCGGAGTCGCCCAGTTCTTTCCAAAGCACTCGAAACGCTCGTTCGGCTGTATCGGGAACGACTCCATTTCCGAGAAGTCTGAGCTCGTCTGTTCTATTGTCACAATCTTGATACAGCTCGGAGAAGTCCAGCCGATCGGAATTCCCATGAGCATTTCTACCCACCGCGGATTTAAAACTTTTTTTACTGACATTCCTTGCACTCGACCCAATATCTGATTTTCTATTCGATTCTTCCACCTTTTGTCTGATTCTGGACTCGATCCTCCCATTTTTGCTTTTGACATTCCTACTCTCGGAGTTCCCCAAAGCCCTTGATGGTTCAAAAGAATATTGCTCTTGTCCTCTGTATGCCGGAAAGACTGTCCTTCTTGATCTTCTGTTTTTACTGAGAAGATTATTGACAGATTCAACGCTTGATCGTCTTGTCTCGTTTGAGATTGCAAGAATAAAGACTCTTTTTCGTTGGTGAGGAGCGCCGATTTCGCTCGCTGAGAATATTCCGAACGTCGCTGTGTAGTCAATTCTTTCCAGCTCTCGGAGGACATGGAGGAGAACCGGAGTTCCTTCCGGATCGTTCCAATCGTCTCCGCTGAGTTTACTTGACAAGATTCCTTCGACGTTCTCCAAGAAGACAATTGACGGTCTTGAGATTTCGATTCCTCGTTTAATGAAGGGAAAGAGATGTCGTTCGTCTTGATCTCCTTTTCTCCTCCCGGCTCCGGAGAACGGTTGACAAGGAAAGCCGCCCGACAAGATATCCACTCTTTCGCGAAAGAGACTCCAGTCGAGTGTTTTAAGATTCGTCCAGATAGGAGCTGGATCGATGAATTCGTTTTCAATCTTCGCAACCAAGTTCGCGACGGCGAAGGCTTCGATCTCCACATAAGCGATTGACTCAATCGCTCCGAGAGCTCGTTTAAGTCCGAGATCAATTCCTCCGTAGCCGGTACAGAGTGAGAGATGTTTAAGTTTTTCGAAATTATCCACATTCATTTGTCCTCTTTTTTGATAATTAATGGTCTCTTAGTCAATGAGCCGAAGATCGCCGCGTCCCTCATAGCAATTAGCCATTTGCAAGCGAGACGATCCGCCCGTCGTCGTTTCTCGTTTTCGCTAGCTGTTCTATAATTCGACATCGATGAAAGCGTTTCATAATATTGATTTGCTAATATACTCCGGAGCTGATCTTGATCGTACTCGACTCGATTGTCTTCATTTATACGAATGATCGCCGGATCGAATAAATCGCTCGGTTGAAAGTAGATCGGATCCTCACTCTTCACTAGCTGACTCCGACTTCAAGAACTCTTCGCTCGCTTGTTGAATCATACTCGCGACAAGATCAGTTCCGTCGCTTTTCTTGTCGATCGTCATGTCAACTTCTCGCTTCAAGCTCCAGCGTTCCGGGAGCCTTCTTTCAAGAAGCCAAGCGATCGCTCTCCAGTCGCTCTTTTCATTTCCAAGCCGCTTGATCTCTTTAATCATGACAGCTTCAGCGTAATCGATCGCCGCTTCAAATTCCGCGTTGAACTCTTCGTCATTCTGTCTCCATTTCTCGACAGTCGATCGAGAAAGGTTCGCTAGTGAACAAGCCGCGTCGTAACTCATTCCCGATCTCAAGTTTTCGAGAAGCGGTTCAATGTATTTAGGAATCTTTTTTGACGGTCTTCCTTGAGGCCTCTTCTTGCTTTCTTTTGAACTCTTCGATTTGCTCTTGATAGACATTCCTTATTACTCCGATCAAGGTTTTTTGAATTTCATTATAAAGCTCTAGCGATTCAGCTTGAAGAGGATTGTTTTGATCTTCGACGCGAAGCTCTTTGTATAGTCTCGCAAGAAGCTGATCGCGCGCGTTTAGTTGTTGATTATCCATAATATAATAACCTAAACCGGAACTTAGTTCCTATTTAAAAAAAGTTTCTGATCTTGTCTTAAGAAACGCTCAACAATATCAAGATCTATCGTTCTAAGATTGCCGGATATACAAAGCTCTCCCAGAGAGATACAAATCAAATCAATCATTTTTACTCCTTTTTTAAATGAAACAGATTCGTCTTTGTCGAATTTAGGAACTCTTAAAGAACGATGATCTATAAATTCAATAAATTGCTTGATCTCTTGTTCGCTTAAGACAACCTCTTCATTAAGCACTCTCTTAATAGTTGTTGATAAAATCTCCGGAGTCTTCTCTCCTACAACAGCATAAATGTTATTATTATTTTTTTGCCCTTGCTCGTTCCAAAGATCGACTTGTTTAATGGCGAATCTCTGAAGCTGTCTTATAAACTCTATCATGCTTTCATTCATCACATATCCTAAACCGGAACTCAGTTCCTATTTAAAAAAAGCGTTCATCGAAAC